GTTAAATTGGAAATAAAGATCGCCAGTTGTGTGAGTTCCTGAAGGCGGGGATGATGTTCCATAAGCAACTGTGTTTTTACCGTTAGCAGTAGTTACTGCATAAGTAGCCTGAGTGCTTGCGATAGTTGCTTGAGATTGCGCTTGAACGGCCTGAACCGCAGCGTTAGAGGCTTGCAAAGAAGCATTCGTAGCAACGGAATATGATTGCAAAGATAATGCTTGCGCGCTTACTGCCGTTGCTTGCGCGGCATCGGCATCGTAGCCCGGCTGATTAGGGCCAGTTTCAAGTTTGGCTATACGATCAGAGAGCGCATATAACATATCTTGTAGGTTAGGTGGAAGATTAACAAACGCCATTCATTCCTCCTTAAACTACTGAACCCGAAGCAAGCTCGCGGGTAAGGGTAAGTGTAACGCGGTCTGGGCCGTTCTCGCCGGGGTTCACGCTCATTCCAACAATACGCAATATAAGAGATAGCCCCGTAGGGAAATAGTCATCGTTAATACGAACCTGAACGGTATCGCCAATACTGTAATGCGTGTAATAGTAAGGATCTACATAGGTCGGGATAACTATTTCAACCGTTGTGGGTGGGTAGGAAATGGCATTGAGGTGTCCGAGCGTTGTGTTATTGAGCAAGGTCTGATCGCCAATATCAATGTAATTTACGGCATCTTCAAGTAGCGGGAAGCCATCGGTGTATTTAGCCGAATCAACGGCGGTGGTGATGAGTTTCTTAGCGTTTGCGCCATACCCAAGCCCGTAGAGCCTATTAGCCGCGCTTATGCCATCCTCGGGGAATCGGTAGGAGATCACATTGCCGGGGAACTGAAATACCGCCGAAGTGGGGTTGATAGAGCTATATGGCGTTCCTAGAGGTATCCCGATAGTAAATTCATTATACAAAGTGCTACCAGAAACATACGGGATAATGGCAAAGTCAAAGAAGTTCTGAGCTAGGTCTTTAACCGCCTGATAGACGGACTTAAACTCGTAATTATTGTAAGTCTTGGTGGTGGCAAATGCAGACGAAGCAACCGAATAGGTAAGCCCGGTCTTGCCGTAACTTTTAGCTTCTGTATATTGCATAAGATTTTGAGCAATATAAGTTGGATCTTGCGCGGTGTAAGTTTTAGTATCGGATATACGGCGGCGCTGATAAAGGCTAAGCATTTCTTGAGCAGTAATAGACAAGATTTGATTTTCTGAATCGTATTCTCGATTCCAAATAACTCCCGACCAAACAGGATAACTATTAGAACTTTCAGTATCGTTGTAAATTACCCAAAGAATAGTCTTGCCGGGTGTTGTGCCGTTATAAACATTGAGGTTAGTTGAGTTAATGCCCGAGAGCAAAACATTGCCTTGGAATGTACCAATAGAATTAAGTTGCTGAGTAAAGTTCACCCCAGTAAAAGGCATTTCGGCAATGACAGGATTAGCCGATGAACCCGACTGGTAGATGTTGGTGGTTACATACCTAAATGTATATGCCATTAGATGTAAGCATTTCGCCAAGTAATAGACATAGAGCCAACGGTGCTAGTCCAAGTAGCAGAGCTATTAGGAGCAATCGCAAGCCAGCCTGTCGAAGCAGGAGTCATGAGGTTTCTAAATGGCGTACCACCAAGATAAATAACGCGCTGAAGCAGGTCAATGGTGAGCGCGCCTGTGCCACTTGATACATTGGCAAAATACATAGTCGTTGTACCGTCTGTGATATTACCGCTAGAGCTAGGGCTGGCGATAGTGATAACAGGGCAAGAGGTAGCCCATCCCGTATTGCTTACCGAGCCTGAACTTGTTGTAGCGGTTTCATCGTAATAGCGTGGATCGGGGAAAAAGAACTCTGCTCGGCACATAATGTAGCCAAACCCAAACTCAGGGGTAATAGAAAGAGTAACTCCTCGCCCGCGCCCGTACATACGCTTAGGGCCAGTATCGCTAGTAAGTTGGAACTGGAATAGTTGTAGTTGATTTGCCGCAGGGGTAGTGCCTGTTGGATCTACATAGTACCCAAGAGGCTGAGGAGCAAAAGCCGATTGTAAGGTCTTGTAGTAATACTGAGCGTTATGCGTTGAATCGCCAGTTATGAGAATATCAAAGGTAACTGTTCGACCATCATAGAAGTCGCGCCCCGAGTACGAGCCGTCAATATAACCGCGATTATCGTCTTGGATACGAAGCGGAGAAGTACCACCCAGCCCATCTACATTTTCTACAATGTAAGGTGTGCCAGCGCCAAAAGTTAAACCGTTAAAAGCAAACTGATAGGTTGATACGGTCATGGTTTGCTCCCTATTGGAAGGCCGTTTTTAGCGGCTTTAGCCAGTTTACTAGCAATGTCATTTGTATTACTAGCATACACGGTCACTTGCTGATTGACCGTAGTGGTTGCTTTGGTTTTAGGAGCTATGGTTTTAACGCCTTTACCTGCAAGGCCGATTGGAACTGTTCCAGCACCGGGCGCTGAAGAATTTATAGGAATGACATTAGCCTGTTCCATCGATTGAGATTGAGCCGCGCCAGTAGGTGATGCGCCAGCGATTTGTATGCCATAACGATCACCAATAACGCTTTGTGTTAGTCCCGGAATTTTGCTTGTTCCATAAACTAACGCGGCAATACCACCAACTGCGGCAAGCGCGGTAGTGGCAGTTCCAACGCTTACACCAGCAGTAGCAAATGCCTCAGCGATACCCGTAGTAATCAATACTGTACGCAAGCCTATGTAAGCGGCTTTGATTGCATCAATGGCGGCGATAGTTGCAGTTACACCAGCAGAGATTTTAGTGACCGACCAGATTGCCGCCATCGTTACGGCAAATCCTTCAAATATGCCTTTATTGGCTTTGACAAAGTTAAAGAATTCGCCAAACTTAGGAATTCCAGTATTGGTAATCCAATCAGTAACTTTAATCAAAGCAGGAACTAGAGCAGTACCTACCTGAACTTGCAATGCTTGGAAGTTGGCTTGAGCGACTTGAATAGAACCTGAAAGAGTGTTCTTAAATGCTTTAGAAGCACCACCAACGCGATCCTCAATGGCCTTAAAGATTTGTACCATTGATGCGCCTTTAGGAAGTGTCTTGCCTAGCGCAATACCTAGATCGCCAAGACCTTTAGCCTGACCGATAGAGGCGCGAGCTACAAGAGTGCCAGCATCGGCTAGAGAAATCTGTTTAGCGCGAGCAAGATCGGCGGCTACCCCTAGACTTTCTAAAGCGACTTTAGGGCTACCCGAAGCGGCGGTCATCTTGGCTAATGCGGCGTAGGTATCGTCATAAGTAAAGCCAAGGGCCATCATTGCTTTAGCGTGGGAATCAATATAAGGTTTGGCGGTTTCATAAGCAACGCCAGTATTTTTTACGGCTACTTCAAGATTGGCCTGAGATTTTTCTACTTTATCAAGTGTTTTTACGCTTGCTACGCCGAATATTGCAAACGCTCCACCAAGTCCAAGCAGAGCAGTACCGGCTAATTTAGAAGCCTTCTCCATCTTGCCGAGAGCGCCACTAGCGAGAACGCCGTTCTTTTCCATCTTAGCGAGTTCTTTATTGACCTCACCAAAGGTAGCAATAGCCTCAGTAGCCTTAGCCTTGATCTCAAAGAGAACGGGTGGAAAGAACTCTGCCATAGTAGCCTCCTAGAGTGCCAAGTGTTTACGGATAATGTTAAGTGCCAACGGTCTGAACTTTTCCCACGCTGGTTTCATATAAGGGAACTTTGTGCCGGCAGGCCAGTTACCGCCACCGAGTTCAACCCTGCGACCATAGATAATCGTTGGGCCGACTACGGCTGAGTAGGTAGCAAACCCTTCACGCATCTTCTCGCCTTTAATAGATCGGCGTAAGTTACCTGTGCGGTTCATAGGCGGCTTGCCCGATTCAGCTTTCTCGCCGGGCAATCGCTTGCCTTGAATCTGCTCTTTAGAGAGTTGGATGAGCTGACTCATCATTTCATCGCGCGCCATGCGAGCGCCGTTATCAATCTTAGACATGGCTTTATTGACCCCGCGCATAACATCAGGAATGTTGTTCTCGATCATTTTCAATCTCCCTGACTATGCCTAATATTTTGATAATCCAATCAACCATTTCTGCGGGTTGCTCGTCTGCCTCTTGGGGAGTCCAACCGAATTCCTTGGCGCATAAATAGTAGAAATATTCATCAAAAGGGTAACTGTGTAGCTCGCTTGAAGGGTTACCCTGCAATACCCACTTTAGCCGTTCAAGTTTCCTAAAGGGCTATCGGGGTTCTGCTGGTTGGCAGGGGTGTCGGTAAAGTCTGTAAAGATAGCCGATTGAGCCTTAGCCGCTTCAGCCGCTAATGCATCGTAGTCAGGCATAGTTAGCTCATCGAGTGAAGCAATATGAATTGACGGAATAATGAGGTCAAACGACCAAGACTCGACAAGAACTGCAATCAAGCCATCGGTCATAGACATAGCCTGAAGCAAGCCTTCCTGACCGTTAGCCGCCGCAACAACCTTCTTGCGATCTTTCACGCGTAGGGTTGAAGCATCGCGCAATACTGCGGTGTTGCCTGACGGAAGAGTAATAGTTCTAGACATTGGTTTCCTTCCAACTTGCCTTCACAAAGATAGCCCGACTAGAGGAGGGGAAGGCGGCCTCCCCTAGCGGGATTCTATCGGTTACTGGAATGTTCCGCTTGGGAGAGCGTTCTGCAAAGTGAACTTTACAGGTGAGTATCCAGCAGTCGCGCCAACATCTGTTGTATTTCCAAGACCTTCGATATCTACGGTCACTTCAACATAGTCAGCGTTGCGCTCAATAGCGCCGGTTACATAAGCACCCTTTGAGAGAGTGAACTGAACCTGAGTCGCGGTTGATCCGCTACCTGTGGCAAAGTTGAAAGTAATCGCTGGCTGAGTATTGGTGATGTAGCGAGTGAGTTCGGTGTCATCTTGCATGACGAAGGTGATCTTGCCCTTGGCAGTAAGAGAGCCTAGGAATACTTGATATGGATTCTGAGTATTGCCAACGCCAAAGATAGCCTCTGACTTGCGAGAGAGGTCAAGAGTTCCTGTGCGTGTGTAGCCAACTGTTGAGCCGCCGATTGTTACTGTTCCTGTCCATACCTGAGTAGGGAGAACTGTTGAAAACGATGGGGCAGGGGCAGTAGTTGTAACTGAAGCCCAACCCATAGTCTTAACGGTGTATTCCAACATTCCGTCAGCGTTGAAAGTCAAACCGAAGTCTGTAATCTGAACGCCGGGATATTGACGAGTATTGGCTGAGTAGAAGTCTGTGATAGTCAAAGACTTAGGCTGAGCATCGCCTGAACCGCCTACGGCGTTCTTGAGCGCGATAGCGTGGGTGTAAGGGGCTGATGAACCTGTTGTGGTTACATCGCCAAGGATACCTGCAACCCAGTAGCCGATTGTGTCTGCAAAGACTGGCCCACCAAAATCAACGGTGGTGTGCTTGCGACCCTGAACATAGTTGTAGTTCTCAACCATTGATCCGCGAAGCCCTGTGTCATAAAGAGGCGCAATTACATCAACTGGCTTAAATGTAGTCATAGCAACTGGCACGAAGTTTGTAGCCGTTACTGGTGTTCCTTTTGTCGTTTCTAGGGCCACGCCTAAATACGATTTAACGGATGGTTGTGCTAGTGCCATTTCACTCTCCTACTGTTGGTGTTGGGTCTGTTACGGGTGCTGGTGTTGCTTTTTCTGCTGAAACATTTGCCGCGCTGAAATCATCGGGTGCTTCAAAACTATCGCCGGGCTTAACTACGATTGAGAGTGATGGGAATACACGCTCATCTGTGCCGTTGTATGTGAACTTCATTTCTGCTCCTATGCGTTGATTACTTGGGTTACATCAAATCTCACAACTGCCCAAGTTTCGGTGGCAGTACCAGTACCGCTCATTGGTTCGCCGTAAGATGTGTTAATGACTGGTTCTGCCGCTTGCCAAACGAGTACGCCCGACTTATCGCCAAACTGGTGATCTGAGCGAAGGCGGTTCTTGAGGTTGTCTATAACATAATCAAAGTTAGCCATTGCATCCTCGGCGTTGTTCTCAACCGAATGGTGGAAGAGCTGAATGGCTATTAAGTAATCAATCTTCTTAATACCAGTAGCCACACCTGCTGAGGTATAGCCACCCAAGCCGATACGAGTCTCTGTCTCGGACTCGATAAAGACTACTGCGGCGCAACGGCTCTTTTGGGAAGGCAGGGCATTGACCTCAAAGTTAATGCGCTTTGGGAACGAGGTAAAGACCTGATTGATGCCATCTACTTGCGGTGGAGCTATGAAGGTGGCAATAGTATCTCGGGCTTCTTTGCGACCTACTGCCATTATCTAACCCTACGGTAAGGCTGAAGCAAGTCTTTAGCGAGAAATATCTCATCGCTAAGTTTGTCTTTGCCGGGTGTGCTTGGGCCAGCGCTAGTGCTAATGCTCATAGTCATAGAGGAATCACCACGAACCTTGAGAAAGGCGGTAGCAACGAGGATAGCCGCCTCTTTAACGGCTGGCGGTAAGGCTGAGATCGAGATACCCGTTGCGTGTGAGTATCCAAGAGGATTCACAAGAGGAACGGTATTTGAGCCGAATGTGTAGGTACTAGCAACCATAACATTCTCACTATTGTAGCCATCGTAAATCTTCATCATCTGACCCGCGATAATGCCTGTGCCATCTGCTACGGTCAGGGTAGATTGCCCTGCGGTTGCGCTCGTAATGGTTGTATTGGCGTATCCGGCAATATAGGTGTATTTGATATAAGTCTCAACGCGTGGGCTAGTTGGGAAGCCAAATTGAAGCGCGCCTTGGGAAGAATAGGTAAGGGAGAGATTTGCGTAAGGAACAATAATCTCTGAATCTTCAATCCACGCAATCGAGCAATCCGAGAGAGTCTGCAACTGGGTGGAAGGGTTGCCGTACTGCATAGAAAGTAGGGCGATAATAGGGTTGTAGCGTGGGTGCAAACGGAATGTACCGTCAGCGCCGATACGAGTTCTCTGTTGCTCTTGCTCGGTTGTAGCGGCTAGAACCTGATTGCAATAGGTATCAATCCAAGAGGAAGCGCGGGCAATGACATTGTTTAGCTCGGCATCCTGAACATCGGGATCTTGCGAGTTGAATACTAGGTTAGAGATATCAATAGCCGTAGGAGCGTTCTTGAACTCATCTAAGGTCAGATAAGGGGTTGAAAACTGATGGGTAGTACCGGTGTATGCGTTACTCATTTATTTCCCCACACTTTCCGCATTTCTTGAAGAATGAACCGAAGCCACACGCGTTGCAGGTGTAGCCGACTTGCGAAGCGTTGGTAAGTACGCCAGCAGTACCGGCAACTCCCAAGCCTTCTTTCTTTAACTGACGAGCTAGTTTGGGATCGTTAATATTGAACAATCCATCCTTGCCAGCCTTTAATACTCTTGTGCCTTTAGAAGTTTCTACCGCAAGTTCCTTCATACCTTTTGGTGGGATCATCCTTGACATTTTGCCTCCTTTAGTGAATAGGGCGGCTTTGACACCGCCCTACCCTTAATGAACTACGCTGAAACGATACCTGAAACTGCACCATTCCAAGCAGGTGCATAACAGAAGAAGGTTCCGCGATAGTAGGTGCTGAACTCATAAGCGAACTGAGTTACAGGCCACTGAATACCCATGTAGTCCTGAACATTGACTGCCGCCCAAACATCAGAAACCTCTGTGTCAGGGATTGGAAGTGTGTAAGAAAGGACTGGTGATACACCCGGCTGTAACCAAGGGTGTACGGTAATATCTACGAGCTTGCCGGTTGTCTCGTTGTGCAATGCACCGATGACTGCGCCACCAACATAATCGCCTGTATCTGTCTGAGAGAGATTTAGACGGTAGTTAGCAGTTGAGCCATTCTTGATTGCATCTGAGAGCTGACGGCGATCTGAACCGTTAATGAGGATCTCATCTGGATCAGCCTTAACTGCATCGTAAAGTGTGCCGAATACGGTCTGGTATTCAACGCCCGGATTAGATGTAGAGAAGGTTGAGTTGATCTCATTTACTGCGCCTGAGTTTGCACCAAGGACAGTAGGGATGATTCCGTCATAACCTGTTGCGTAAGCAGAGGTATCTGCAACGATGGTTGAGGCAAGAGTTCCTGTTGTATTGAATACAACATTGTCTCCGAGTGTTGGGCCACCGACGCCGTTGAGGTAACCTGTAAGACCTGAGATAGTACCGACATAGTGAGCGTTAGCCGCACCAGTTGTTGTACCAACATAAATCTTAGTTGCGACTGCGCCGACAACATTGTTTACAACAATCTTAACAACCTGACCTGTGGTGATTGCCTGAGACTGAACTGTTGAAAGAACAGACTCACCAAATGAACCAGCAGAAGAAGTTGCATAGACATAGTAGGTTGTGCCGTTTGTAAGGCCGACCTGTGAACCTGTTGCTGATACTGCAGAAAGAGTAACTGTTGGAGCCGCGAGAGCGCCTGAGAAACCTGATGCAGTTCCGCGTGAATAGAGGAACATACGCTCTTCCATCAACATTGTTGCGTAGAGAGTAGATGTGCTTGAGAGCTGACGGAGATCCTGATATCCAAGACCTGAGAAGTTAGCATCGAAGCTAACTGAGTCAGATAGTGAGTATGAGTTGTAAGGAATTACTAGATCATCGGCAGTGTAAGCAATCTTTGGGCCACGCTCGAAGTTGATTGAACCAAAAGCGGTGGTTGTTGTTTCGGTGATTCCCGGCCAGATATTTCCCTGTCCGCCTGTGCCAGTACCGGTGTAACCAGTAATACGCTTTACGCGGTGTGAAGTACCGACACCCTTCTTGCGAACAATCTTGTTGCGAAGAGGAGTTGGGCGTGGTGTAAGCAACTTTGCAGGTGCTTCGAGATCGAAGGCCGCAAAAGATGTGCTAAGTGGGCTTGTGAGCGAGATATCCTTGACGATATCTGCTGAAGCAATGCGCTGAGCGGCGAGAGCCGCGTTGAGTGAACCGACTGCATCTGGTGAGAGAGACTTGTTAGCAACAAGAGCCTCAATCTGTGAAGCAGCATCTACTGTTGGTGCTTGACCGGGAACGGTTGATGGGTTAGCAAAAGACTTGTTGAGTTCTCCAAGATACTGCTCCTGAAGTTCTGCGGCCTGCTTTGGCTGAACATCACCGAAAAGGTCTGTGGCTTTAGGCAACTGTGCCATAAAGGTGTTTCCTTTCGTTAAGTGTGTTAATTGCTCGAGCTATCGGTTGGTGTGCCACCCTTAGCAGAAAACTCTGCGTAGAGCGCCATATAACCTTTAGCAAGAACTGGATCGGTTGTCGCTTGAGCCTTAGCCTTGTAGGTTGCGGCTTTAACGAGGTATTCATTTGATTGTGCGCCTGAGATAGTTGCGGTGCGCTTTGGGCCACCGGCAACTGCCTTAGATAGTGCCGTTGCTAGTTCGGTTTCAAGACTCATTGACTTCTCAACTGCGGCCTTTTTATCCGCCCGTAGAGAATCAATCTCTGCTTTTACCGATTCCATAGCACTCTTAACGGCTTTTTCGACAACGGCTTCAAGACCGTCATCTTCTGAAACAACTGGTGCTTCAGAAACTTCTTCTGTTGCTTCAGCGGCAACTTCCTCAGTTGCGGCTGGTACTTCCTCAGCTTCGTCAGACTTGATTGAGCCTGATGTATCCAAGGTAGCGGCGGTGGTTACATTTGCCATAACTGGCACTCCACCATGAGTTGCGGCAACATCTACAACCTGTGTTAGTCCGTGAGACTCGGTTACATTGTGGCAACCGCACTCTAGGCACTTATCAAGTGTTGCTGACTTCTCTGACTCTTTGTGCATATCCTTGTGCATAGCGCACATTTTGGAATCGCAACCGCCATCAGCAGCACACTTCATGCAGCCATCGCACTTGCAACCCTTAGAGTCTTTTTCTGAATCTGCCGTAGCAGAGAGTTCAATGTCTGACATAGGTGTTGCTTCTCCTTCTTGAACTTCGCCTTGATACCAAGCAATAAGATGGTTAGCGACTTCAATGAGTTGGTTTAGGGAATAACTCTCATCTGCGCCTTCGCCCATTTCTGAGGCTTCAG